CGAGCCGTTTCGCCGACATAGGCGACGACGAAGGTGCTTCCGTTTTCGCGCTTGAAGGTGATTTCGAACTTGCTCATGTCTGCTCTCCGGTAGGTTTCGCGCTGTTCGTTCAGCGCATAGGTGAAACGATACTTTAATAGATGCGTTGACGCAAGCGTATTTGTGCATCTAAGTGAGATCGTGGATACGTGTAGAGGCGAAACGCGTATTGGTACGATCAGAAACGCATCTTTAACAGTAGCTTTTGCAAAGGGGATTGCAATGCTTCCGTGGCTGATTGGTGGTGGTATCACGCTGATTGCGCTTGCTGCGATCTACGCGTGTGCGGTGCTCGATTCGCTCGATGAGAGCTTCGATGAAGACTGGACGCCGACGCCTGAAGAGTTGCAGGCATCGCGAGAGCGTGAGAAGTCGCAACTAATCGTCACCGCCATGAAACGCGATCGGGATGCGGCATTCGCCGCATGGGCCGGGACGCCGTTCGGCGAGGTGCCGCGCATTCCTCCGAAGGAGGGCGCATGAAGCTGCTCACCTGGTTCGCATGCTGGCCGCTGCTTGGCTTGCTTGGTGTGTGCGCATTCACTGCTGACGCTCTCGGCGACGCCTGCGAAGGGATTGATTCTGTTCTGACGAGCATGCAGGACTACATCGACGAATGACGTTCGCGCAAGCCTTAGAAATCGCTCGCCGCGTGATGGAAGAACACGGCGGCATCGAAATGACGATCGAGCACATGCGACCGCGCATGACGGCGATCAACCCCGACAACCCCGAGCAAGTCGCCTGCGCTGACGCATACAACCTGCTGAGCGCGGCGGCAACGCTTCGCTGAAAGAGGATGACGCCCGCTGATGGGAATCGACCACAAACTGAAGGAATGGGCGACACCGCGGCAGGCTGAATTCATCGACTCGATCAATCTACACGGATCGGAACGAAAGGCCGCCGCAGCATTGAATCTGAGCCACGGCACGATCAGCAATGCGATCGCGTCGCTGAGAAAGCGGGCCGCTCGCTCTGGCTACAGCCCCGAGCACGACATGCGCCGCACGGTGCCGGATGGATACCTCGTCAAGGGCGTTTCGACGTACTACGACAAGGACGGCGCGCCGCGTGGCCAGTGGGTGAAAAGCGCCGTCGACAATGAGCGCCAGGCGGCGATTCTGCGTGAGGCATTCGAAGCGATGGCGAAGGAACTGCCGCGCGTTGAGCCGATCGCATCGCCGGAAGAGACGAAGCCGGATCTGTGCAACGTCTACACGCTGACGGACTGCCATCTCGGCATGCTCGCCAGCGCGAAAGAGACGCTTGATGCGAACTGGGACATCAAGATTGCAGAGCGCACGCTGGTTTCGGCGTTCCTGCATATGGTGAATTCTGCGCCGGCCGCAAAGACTGGCCTGATCGCGCAGCTCGGCGACTTCCTGCATAGCGACGGCATGCTGCCGGTAACGCCGACGCACGGCCACATTCTTGACCAAGACGGGCGATTCTCGAAGATCGTTGGCGCCGCGATTCGCGTTCTGCGCCGCATCGTTGATTTCGCGCTGGAGAAGCACGAGCAAGTCGTCGTGCTGATGGCGGAAGGCAATCACGATCTCGCCTCGAGCATCTGGCTTCGCGCGATGTTCAAGGCGCTGTATGAGAACGAGCCGCGCGTGACGGTGATCGATTCGGAGTTTCCGTACTACGTCCACCAGCACGGCGAGACGCTGGTCGCGTTCCATCACGGTCACATGAAGAAGAACGACGCCTTGCCGCTGTTCTTCGCTGCTCAGTTCCCGAAACTGTGGGGCGCGACCACGAGACGATACGCGCATACGGGACACCGCCATCACGTCGAAGAGAAAGAGCACAGCGGCATGACGGTCATTCAGCATCCGACGATCGCAGCTCGCGACGCATACGCTGCGCGCGGCGGCTGGTTATCGGAGCGTGCCGCGGTGGCGATCACGTATCACTCGAAGTTCGGCCAGGTGGCGAGAACGATCGTCACGCCGGATATGTTCGCGGAGGCCGCATGAGCAGAAGCGATCCTCACTCCGACATTCAAACACTCTGCGACGCGCTCTCAATCGCAATCCTGCTGCTCTACAACGAAGACGCGATCACGCTGCCTGACGCAGAGGCGGAAGCGGTGAACGCGCGTCTGTACGCGATCGACGACGACGCTGATGTGCGACTCGAGATCATGAAGGCGGCGATGGCGATTCTGAAGCGCAGCAGGGCGGTGCATTGATGTTCGGCACGCTCGCACCGTTTCTGATTCTGATTATCTGCGTGGCGCTGAGTCACGCATAACGATCCCCGCGCGCCCGGTCAGGGCAGGCACCCGGAACACATACGGGCCGGACGCGCACCTAACACGAGACTGCTTGCAGTCACGCGCCCAGCGGAGAGGTGGCGCGAAGCATCACGAGTAACCGCCGCAGGCAGACATGCTCATGGAAGGCGCTCCTCCCCGACCTCGGTCGGTTTCTACGCCGGCAGGGTCTGCCAACTACACCGCATGAGTGAAATTCACTCCATGCTCGCGCCTCCGAGCGCAAGAATTCACTCAAGGAACAGCAATGGCGCTGACAGACAAGCAGCGCCGCTTCGTGGACGAATACCTCATTGACTTGAACGCCACGCAAGCGGCAATCAGGGCAGGGTATAGCGAGAAAACCGCACGTTCCATCGCTGCTGAGAACCTTACCAAACCTGACGTAAGCGAATATCTGACCAAACGTCGGGCAGAAATTGCCGCATCGACTGCGATCACGCCTGAAGTGGTGCTGCAGCGATGGTGGGATCTGGCAAACGTCGACATCAACGAGATCGTCGAGTACCGGCGCGATAACTGCCGGCACTGCTGGGGCATTGACCATCAATACCAGTGGACGGAAGCCGAATTCGAGCGCGCCACTCATGAGGCAGCCGACAACGGAAAGGAATCGCCGGACAGCATCGGCGGATTCGGGTTCATTGCGACACGTGAGCCCAATCCCGAGTGCCCCGAATGCGCTGGTGAGGGTAAGGGCAAGGTCCACGTCCACGATACGCGCCGATTGAAGGGCGCTGCACGTCGGCTGTATGCCGGCGTCCACCAGGGCAAAGATGGCCTGAAGGCGCTTGTCGACGACCGCATGAAGGCGCTCGACAACGTGTCACGCATTCTTGGCGTCTATAGCGATCGACGCGACGATCCGATTAAGGCGGCGCAGGCTGAAAAGCTCCGCATGGAAAACGAACTGATGCGCAAGGACATGGAAGACGGTGACGAATCGCCGCCTGAGTCGCGCAAGTTCGTGATCGAGGTGCGGGACGCAAGGAAGCGCGACGATGCCGAGTCTTAACGTTCCGCAGGCTCAGTTCCTGTCGATGGAGCACAAGTTTCGCGCCTACGTTGCGGGATTCGGCTCCGGCAAGACGTGGGTCGGTTGCGGCGGCTTGATGCAGCACTTCTGGGAGTATCCGCGCATCAATGCGGGCTACTTCGCGCCGTCGTATCCGCAGATCCGCGACATCTTCTATCCGACCGTTGAGGAAGTGGCTTCCGACTGGGGGCTTAGCGTCCGCATCAACGAGTCGAACAAGGAAGTACACATATTCGATGGGCGAAAGTCGCGCGGCACGATCATCTGCCGTTCGATGGAGCGACCCGACACGATCGTTGGTTTCAAGATCGGCAAGGCGTTGTGCGACGAGCTCGACGTTATGAAGGCGGACAAGGCGCAGCAGGCATGGCGAAAGATCATCGCCCGTATGCGCTACAAGGTGGACAACCTGAAGAACGGCGTCGACGTGACGACCACGCCCGAAGGGTTCCGCTTTGTGCATTCGCAGTTCGTCAAGCAGCTGAGCGAGAAGCCGGCGCTCGGCGGCATGTACGGGCTGATTCAGGCGAGCACGTATGACAACGAGGCGAACCTGCCTGATGACTACATCGACTCGCTGTTTCAGACATATCCGCCGCAACTGATCGACGCATATCTGCGCGGCCAGTTCTGCAACCTGACGAGCGGCAGCGTCTATCCGAACTTTGACCGCAAACTGAACCACAGCGACGCCGAGATCAAGCCTGGCGAGCCGCTGCACATCGGCATGGACTTCAACGTGCTCCGCATGGCATCGGTGGTGTACGTCATCCGTGACGGCAATCCGATTGCTGTAGACGAGCTGGTCGACGTGCGGGATACGCCGGACATGGCGCGAATCATCGGCGAGCGTTGGCGCGACAACGGCCACGCCATCACGATCTACCCGGACGCCAGCGGCCAGAACACGAGCAGCAAGAAGGCGTCCGAATCCGATATTTCGATCCTGAAGCAAGCCAAGTTCACGATCAACGTCGGCTCGACGAACCCGGCTGTGAAAGACCGCGTGCTGTCGACGAACGCAATGCTGATGAACGGCACTGGCGAGCGGCGCATGAAGGTCAACACGCGGCGCTGCCCGAAGTTCACAGAAGGGCTCGAGCAGCAAGCCTACGACGAGCGCGGTGAGCCGGACAAGACAAGCGGAGTCGACCACGTGAACGACGCCGGCACGTATCCGATCGTGCGCCTGTATCCCATCGTGAAGCGCCAGACGACCGTCAAGCCGCTCCACATGTAACCGAACATCACACATGACGACAACAGTGCGCGACCCGTCCGCCGCAGTGGAAGCGATGGCCGAGAACTGGCCGATCGTCGACGCACTGCTTGGCGGCACGCCTGCCATGCGCAAGGCGGGCAAGACATATCTACCGCAGTGGCCCGGCGAGACGAAAGAGGCATACGACGCTCGCTTGGCGACTGCAACGTTGTTCCCGGCGTTTCCTCGCACCGTCGAAGTGCTGGCAGGCAAGCCGTTCAGCAAGCCCGTCACGCTTACCGACGATGTGCCGGCGCGCATCAGGGAATGGTGCGACACGGACATCGATATGCAGGGGCGCAACCTGCATGCGTTCGCGGCTAGTCTGACCGAGGCGGCGCTGGCCCGCGGCATTGAGGGCATTTTGGTTGATAGCCCGCCGACAGTTAAAGGCGCAACGGCGGCCGACGAAAAGGTCGCCGGCATTCGCCCCTATTGGGTGCAAGTGCGCGCCGGCAACATTCTCGGCTGGCGATCACAGCGCATCAACGGCGCCGAAGTGTTCACGCAACTGCGGTTGCTTGAACAGGTCATCGAGGATGACGGCGAGTTCGGCGAGAAAGAGATTGAGCAGGTGCGCGTGCTGGTGCCTGGCGGATGGGCGACCTATCGCGAGCCTGAGAAGGTCGACGCGAACGGCAAAAAGGAATGGATTCTGCACGATCAGGGGACTACCGCCCTGCCTGTAATCCCGTTCGTGCCTGCATACGGTAAGCGCACTGGATTCATGACGGCTGTGCCGCCATTGCTTGAGCTCGCGCACATGAACGTCGAGCACTGGCAGAGCAAGAGCGATCAGCAGACGATCCTGCACGTCGCTCGCGTGCCGATCCTGTTCGGCAAGAACCTCGGCGAAACGACGGTGACAGTGGGCGCTGGCTCGCTGGTCAATGCCGATCACGAGCATTCTGATCTGAGGTACGTCGAGCACTCCGGCGCAGCAATCGAAGCCGGTCGTCTCTCGCTGCTCGATCTCGAAGACCGCATGCGCCAAGTCGGCGCAGAACTGCTCGTCATTAAGCCGGGCAAGACGACCGTCGCTCAGACGGTAGCGGAAAACGAAGCCGGCATGTGCGCGCTGCAACGCCTCGTCGAAGACGTGGAGGATGCGATCGACGCCGCACTGCAACTGACGGCGATGTTCATTGGCGAGAAGCGGGGCGGCAACATCCAGATCTTCAAGGATTTCGGCGTTGCGACGCTTGCAGAGGCTTCGATAGACCTGCTGCGCGACATGAATGTTGACGGCACGTTCTCCGATGAATCGCTGTTCAACGAAGCGAAACGCCGCGGCTACATCAGCCCCGAAACAACGTGGGATGACGAGAAGCTTCGCATCAAGCAGAACGCGATCAAGCCCGGCGCCGTCGCCATTTCTGACTGACGCCAAACACGAATCACAGCATCACGCGCCAGGTTAAGCCGGGCGTTTTCATTTCTGCGGCTAGGCCGCTGTTTCCAACCATTCCCAAGGGGAATTCATGTCGTATCTCCAACGCAAACTCTTTTCCCGTGTCTACCGCAACGAAGCTACCGAGGGTGGCGAAGCTGGCGGCGGCGGTGCGCCTGACGTGCAGAAGCTGATCGCTGATGCCGTGGCAAGCGCCGTATCCGGCCTGAAGGCCAAGAACGATGAACTGCTCGGCAAGCTCAAGAACAGCAGCGAGCAACTGAAGTCGTTCGAAGGCATCGATCCGGTCAAGACCCGCGAAATGATCGCGCGCTTCGAAAACGACGCAGAAGCGAAGTTGATCGCCGAAGGAAAAATGTCCGAGGTGATCGAGAAGCGCACCGAACGTCTGCGTGCGGACTACGAAAAGAAGCTTTCCGATGCGAGCGCACTCGCGCAGGCCCAAGCGGAGCGCGCCAAAGCGTTCCAAGGCCGCGTGCTCGATGACGCGCTGCGGGCTGCTGCCGCAAAGGCAGGGCTGCACCAATACGCCGTCGACGACGCGCTGTTGCGTGGCCGCTCGATGTTCTCGCTCGATGCGAACGGCGACGCCGTGCAGCTCGGGCCGGACGGCCAGCCGGTGCTCGGAAAGGATGGAAAAACCTTCTTCTCGCCGATCGAGTGGCTCGACGGCATGAAGGAGACCGCGCCTCACTGGTTCCCCGCTACCGCATCGGGCGGCGGCGCACAGGGCGGTCGCGGCGCTGGTAACGGCGGCAAAACCCTCAACCGCGCAGCTTTTGACCAGCTTTCACCTGCGAAACAGATGGAAGCGATCAAGGGCGGCGTAACCATTTCTGACTGATACACATGGCAAATACGCTCACGAACCTGATTCCCGACCTGTACGAAGCGCTCGACGTCGTGTCGCGCGAACTGGTCGGCTTCATCCCCGCTGTCACGCTCGACGCTTCGGCTGCGCGCGCCTCGCTCAACGAAGTCATCCGCATTCCGGTCACGCCGGCATCGACCGCTTCCGACGTCACGCCGGGTCAGCTCCCGCCTGACGACGGCGATCAGTCGATCGGCAACACCCCGCTCGCGATCACCAAGTCGCGCGTCGTGCCGTTCCGCTGGTCCGGTGAAGAGCAGAAGGGCGTGAACAACGGCCCTGGCTACGCGAACATTCGGCGCGATCAGATCGCGCAAGCGTTCCGCACGCTGACCAACGAAATCGAGGCGAACGTCGCATCGCTCGCATCGACTGCATCGCGCGCATGGGGAACGGCCGGCACGGCGCCGTTCGCATCGGACCTCAGCGATCCGGCGCAAGTGCGCAAGATCCTGTCGGACAACGGCGCGGCACTCAGCGACCTGCAAATGGTCATCGACACGACCTCGGGCGCGAAGGTGCGTTCGCTGGCTCAGTTGACCAAGGCGAACGAAGCTGGCACGACCGACCTTCGATCGCAAGGCACGCTGCTTGACATTCATGGCTTCAAGCTGCGCGAGTCGGCTGGCGTTGGCATCCACACCGCGGGCACTGGCGCGAGCTACGTCACGAACGGCGCTCTTGCTGTCGGCGCAACGACCATCCCGGTTCAGACTGGCACCGGCACGATCGTCGCCGGCGATGTGATCTCGTTCGCTGGTGATAGCAACAAGTACGTCGTCGCAACGGCGCTGTCGGGCGGCAACGTCATCATCGCGGCGCCTGGTCTGCGCAAGGCTGTGGCATCGGGTACGGCTGTGACCGTCGCTGCCGCGTACACCGGCAACATGGCTTTCGCTCGCTCGGCAATCGTGCTCGCTACCCGCGCGCCGGCTGTCCCGGAAGAGGGCGACATGGCTGAAGACCGCGTGATGATCCAAGACGCGCGTTCGGGCCTCGCGTTTGAAGTCTCGATGTACAAGCTCTACAAGCGCGTCCGCTACGAAGTGGCGGTTGCGTATGGCTGGGCGAACATCAAGCCGGAACACACGGCGCTGTTGCTCGGCTAAGAGCGCTGAAACGGCCTGTCAAAGCGGCAAATCCGGCTGACAGGCCGTTTTTCATTGGAGAACGCATGGCACGACCAAAGAAAGAAGCAGAAACGCCGCAAAACGACGGCGAAATCTCATTCGTCACGATGACGCGCGACGCTGAGCTCTATCCCGAGCCGCACACCGCGCAAGTTCATCCAGACGAAGTGGAAAACTACCGCCCTGGCGGTTGGGAGATTGCATAAATGCTGACCGATCAACAGTTGGCCGACGTTCGGCGCTTCGCCGGGTATCCATTGTTGGGCGATACCGTTGCCGACGACTCGCGCGACTTTGCCTATGGCTGGGTTTCGCCGGGCACATGGATGACGCTGCAGCACCGGCTGACGAATCTGCGGCCGGAAGAGGAGACCACGCTGCTCACGGTCTATCTGACGCCGCTCTACTCGCTTGAGACGGCTATTTTCGGCGCTGCAGACAATCTCGACACCGATCAAGCGGCCGTCTGGAAGCGCAATGCGAACGAAGTCTCGGATCGATCGAAGCTTTTCGACCAATGGCGCCGACGCATGTGCTTTTTCATCGGCATTGCGCCTGGCCCGTCGCTCGGGAATGGTGGCGGCCAAGTAGTGCGAGGGTAATAGATGGACGGAGCAAAGCTTCAGGCGAAGGTC